TGCGGACCCTGCCGCCCAAGTCCACCTTGTTTGTGGATCTGGAAGCCGGCGATCTCTCGGTCAAGGACTGGCCTGGGGACACGGTGCGCCCCCGCACGTGGCAGGAGTTCCGTGACCTTGTGGTCTTTCTGGCCGGGCCCATGCCCACCGCATCGGCTGACCAGGCCTTCAGCAAGGCGCATTACGACCATGTCTGCGCCACCTACGGTGATCCCGCACAACTGGCTAAGTACGACACATACTTTGTGGACAGCCTGACTGTCCTCTCACGTCTGTGCCTGGCCTGGTGCAAAACCCAGCCGCAGGCTTTCAGCGAGAAGACTGGCAAGCCCGACAACCGGGCAGCGTATGGCCTGCTGGGCCAGGAAATGATCACGGCGCTCACGCACCTGCAGCACGTGCGTGACAAGCACGTCATCTACGTCGCCATCCTCGAAGAGAAGACCGATGACTTCAACCGCCGCTATTACCAGCTGCAGCTCGAAGGCAGCAAGACCGCGCTGGAACTGCCCGGTGTGCTCGATGAGGTGGTGACGCTGGCCGTTCTCAAGGCCGACGACGGATCGACCTACAGGGGCTTTGTGACGGGGGCGGACAACAGCTTTGGCTACCCCAGCAAAGACCGCAGCGGCCGCCTGGACCCCATCGAAGAACCCCATCTGGGTCGGCTCATCGCCAAGTGCCTGGGCCAAACCCCCGCCACCAATCCCAACACCGAACACACGAATTGAAAGGACACCCTATGAACACCTATGACCACGCCACGGCTCCTGCCAGTTGGAATGACTTCAACGACGCCGAAGCCCAGCAAGGGGGCTTTGACCTGATCCCGCGCGGCATCTCCGTGCCCGTGCGCATGACTATCAAGCCCGGTGGCCATGATGATCACACCCAAGGCTGGACCGGAGGCTATGCCACCCAGTCATTCGACACCGGGGCGATCTACCTTGCCTGTGAGTTTGTCGTCACCGACGGCCCCTTTGCCAAACGCAAGATGTGGTCGAACGTCGGGCTGCACTCGCCCAAGGGTCCGACCTGGGGCCAGATGGGGCGCAGCTTCATCCGCGCGGTGCTCAACAGCGCCCGCAACGTCCAGCCTCAGGACAACTCACCCCAGGCGGCAGCCGCCCGTCGCATCAACAGCTTTGCCGACCTCGACGGCATCGAGTTCCTGGCCCGCGTTGATGTCGAAAAGGACGGCAAAGGCGAGGACCGCAATGTGGTCAAGGTCGCTATCGAGCCTGACCACAAGGACTACGCGCCTTTGACGGGAACGTCCCCCGCAGGCGGCGGCCACAGGGGCGGTGGTGGCCACTCTGGCGCGCCACTGCAACCCACCCCAGCCTATGCGCAGCCGGCCCCACAGGCGCGCCCTATGGTTCCCACCGGCAAGCCCGCCTGGGCTCAGTGAGGGAGGCGACATGCATGCGAGGCAAATGCTGGGTGTGCTCGCGCCAGGCGCGAGGGCTGGGACACACCGACAACCGTCACCCGATTGGGGATGCCAAGCGCTACCCGCTGGACTGGGTGTTTTGCAGCCGTCAGTGCCAAGACGTCTTTCATCGGATGTACGGCAACTGGGCCGAGGCACAACGGTTCAACCAGGAGGTCGAGATGATTGATGCCACAGATATTGAACGTTCGGCCATGCGCTCCTGCCTGCGCGCCTTCGGCGAGGCGGCGGGTGACATCGGATTCGACAAGCCGTTGGGGGCTTACTCCGAGAAGGAAGCCTTGCAGGTGATTGACGCGATCGTCACCCGTTATACCGAGTCCATGTTCGCCCATCATGCTGAAGCCAAGTACCCACCGGTGCGCGGCTTGAAGCCCACGGTCGACGACCCCTTCGCCGATCTGGAAAGCGATCTGCCTTGGGAGACGCCTTGATGCTGGACTTCAACGCATCGGCCAGTCTCTCCGGCCAGATCGAGGCGCTGATGGACCTTGCACTGGAGCAAGAGCGTGATGCCACACCGCCACGTCAATACCTGGGCGGCTCACGCCTGGGCGTGTCGTGCGAGCGGCAGTTGCAGTTCGAGTATGCGCAGGCACCAGTGGACCCCGGCAAGGGGTTCTCGGGCAGGTTACTGCGCATCTTCGAGCGAGGGCATCAGACCGAAGCCATGGTCATCCGCTGGCTGCGCATGGCCGGTTTCATCCTCAAAACCGAGGATGCCGATGGCCGGCAGTTCGGTTTCAGTGTGGCCCACGGCCGTCTACGTGGACACGTCGATGGCGTTCTGGTGGGCGGGCCGGAGGGCTTTGCCTATCCGGCGCTCTGGGAAAACAAGTGCTTGGGTGCCAAGTCGTGGCGCGAGCTGCAAAAGCACAAGCTGGCCGTGGCCAAGCCGGTCTATGCCGCCCAGATCGCCGTCTACCAGAGCTACCTGACCCTGCACGAGCATCCTGCGCTCTTTACGGCGGTCAACGCCGACACGATGGAAATTTACGCCGAGCTGGTCCCCTTTGATGCGGGGCTGGCCCAGCGAATGTCCGACCGGGCTGTCAAGGTTATCCAGGCCACCGAAGCCGGCGAACTGTTGCCACGCAGCTTTGCCGAGTCCACCCACTTTGAATGCAAGTTCTGCGCTTGGGCAGAGCGTTGCTGGAACGCGAATCGATGAACACAGAACAAGAACACATCTATCCCCCAGCCGGACCACCGGGTCTGGACTTCAATGACGATGCACCGGTTGCACAGCAGCCGGTGTCCACACACCAGCCGTCTGACCGGGACGAGGTCCGCGCCGCTTTGCTCGGTCGGCTCGAATCGGTGCTGATCGGCCTGTTCCCCGCTGGCAAGGTCAAGCGTGGCAAGTTCCTGATCGGCGACATTCTGGGCAGTCCCGGCGACAGCCTTGAAGTCGTGCTCACCGGCGAAAAGGCGGGTCTGTGGACCGACCGCGCCGATGACTCCGGTGGCGACATCTTCGACCTGATTGGCGGTCACTTTGGCATCGACGTCCATGGTGATTTCGCTGCGGTGCTCAACCGCTGCGCCGACCTCATGGGACGCGCGGCAGTAACGCCGCGCAAGGCCAAAAAAGACGTACCTGTCGATGAACTTGGTCCAGCCACCGCCAAATGGGACTATCTCGATGGTGAAGGGAAGCTGATTGCCGTCGTCTACCGCTACGACCCGCCTGGCGGCAAAAAGGAGTTCCGTCCCTGGGATGCCAAGCGTCGCAAGATGGCGCCGCCCGAGCCACGGCCGCTGTACAACCAGCCTGGCATGCAGGCTGTGGACACCGTGGTCCTGGTCGAAGGCGAAAAATCTGCTCAGGCCCTGATCGAGAGCGGCATCTGCGCCACCACGGCCATGCACGGAGCCAATGCGCCGATCGAGAAAACCGACTGGTCACCGCTGGCCGGCAAGGTGGTGCTCATCTGGCCGGACAAGGACAAGCCGGGCTGGGAATACGCCGACCGTGCCTCACAGGCGATCCTGATGGCCGGGGCGCGCACCTGCCACATCCTGTACCCACCGGAGGACGCCCCCGAGGGCTGGGACGCCGCAGACTCGCGCGCGGAAGGCTTCGATGTCGCTGGCTTCATCACCCATGGTCCACGCATGCAAATGCACCTGGTCGATGACGACCCGGACACGCCGGCCAACGCAGTCGGACCGGAAGAGGCGGTCTGGGGCACGGAGGATGCTCTGGCGCTGTCCTTCACCCGCCGGTATCACAAGGACTGGCGCTATGTGGCAGGCTGGGGCAAGTGGCTGGTCTGGGACGGTCAGCGCTGGCGCTCGGAAGACACGCTCGCTGCCACCGACCTGATCCGTCACGTCTGCCGTCACGCCTCACTCAACACCCGCAACCCTCGTATCGCCTCCAAGTTGGCGGCGTCCAGCACGGTGGGCGGTGTCGAGCGCCTCGCACGGGCCGACCGCAGGCATGCCGCCACCACCGAGGAGTGGGATGCCGATCCTTGGTTGCTCAATACCCCGGGTGGCGTAGTCGACCTGCGCAGTGGCCGTCTTCGCCCGCACGAGCGTGCTGACCGGATGACCAAGATCACCACGGCCACCCCACGAGGCGATTGCCCGCAATGGCGAGTCTTCCTGAGTGACGTGACAGGCGGCGATCAGAACCTGCAGGACTACCTGCAGCGCATGGTGGGCTACGCACTGACGGGCTCCACGCGTGAGCACGCGCTTTTCTTCCTGTACGGCACGGGCGCCAATGGTAAGTCGGTGTTCGTCAACACCCTGGCCGACATCCTGGGTGACTACGCGACCAATGCGCCGATGGACACGTTCATGGAGACGCGTACCGACCGGCATCCCACGGACATGGCCGGGCTGCGCGGCGCGCGCTTTGTGGCGGCCATCGAAACCGAGCAGGGGCGGCGCTGGGCCGAGTCGAAGGTCAAAAGCCTGACCGGAGGCGACAAGATCGCCGCGCGTTTCATGCGCCAGGACTTCTTTGAATTCTTCCCGCAGTTCAAGCTCTTCGTGGCCGGCAACCACAAGCCCGCCATCCGCAACATCGACGAAGCGATGAAGCGGCGGCTGCACCTGATCCCGTTCACGATCACCGTGCCACCCGAAAAACGTGACAAGCACCTGCAGCAAAAGCTGCTCGCTGAACGCGACGGGATCTTGGCCTGGGCATTGGAAGGCTGTCTGGCGTGGCAACGGCTGGGTCGGCTCGATCCCCCGCAGCAGGTCTTGGATGCCACCGACGAGTACTTCGAGGCCGAGGATGCCCTGGGGCGCTGGCTCGATGAGCGCTGCGTGCGCGTCGGCACGGCCAAGTCGCTGACGGCTGAACTCTTCACGGACTGGAAGCAATGGGCCGAGGCTGCAGGGGAGTTCGTGGGCTCGCAAAAGCGCTTCGCCGATTTGCTGCTGACCCGTGGCCTGGAGAAGTGGCGCAACGGCATGGGCCTGCGTGGCTTTCAAGGCATTGGCCTCAAGGCGCCGCCAACACCTTCCTACACCCCGTACTCGGACAACTGACCCCATGAAAACCGTGCATCTGACGGATCGGACAGACCTTGTCGAAACCCCTATATCCCGCGCGTCACGCGCACGTGTAGAGAGTTACGTCAAAACCTGTCCGATCCGTCAGACCGAACAAAAAACAAGGACTGACAACATGAATACGACCATCCTCGCCCTCGATCTGGGCACCACAACAGGCTGGGCACTGGCCGGCCGCGACGGCAGCATCACCAGTGGCAGCCAATCCTTTAAACCCCAACGCTTCGAAGGCGGCGGCATGCGCTTCCTTCGATTCAAGCGCTGGCTCACCGACATCAAGCAGTGCAATGACGGCATTGATCAAGTCGTCTTCGAAGAAGTCCGTCGCCACGTGGGCGTCGACGCCGCCCATGCCTACGGCGGCTTCATGGGCCAACTGACCGCCTGGTGCGAGTACCACCAGATCCCGTACCAGGGCATTCCGGTTGGCACGATCAAGAAGCACGCCACCGGCAAAGGCAACGCCAGCAAGGATGAGATGGTCACCTCCGTCCGTGCCCGTGGCCATGCCCCGGCTGATGACAACGAGGCCGATGCCATCGCCTTGCTCTACCTGGTCCGTGAGATGGCCGCAGAGGGGGTGTGACATGAAAGTACCGCAGTACCGCTACCGCTGCCCCCTGGGCAATCTGCAGCCGACCGCGCCCGACCTGGACGCCGTTAAACGCGAGGGCTGGCGCAACGATCACATCCTGGTCGTCTCGGAACAGGATGAACGCTTGGACTGGATCGAACGGCAGTTCGTCCGCCGCCTGGGCGAACGCCTCTACGGGGATGGAGGCAAGCATCATGACTGAGACCCAAACCGAATGGACTGTGGAGGACGTGGCGGCCCGCTTTGCCGAGGCCGCCGAAACCGCGCACAAGCTACCTCGGGTCCGGCCGGGTGGGTACTTCAATCCCTGGATGACGCTGGCCATGCAGGTGCCTGAGCGTTACCCTGACCCTGAGCGGCTGTACAGACCCATGCCGCCCGGCCCTCAAGCCGTGGATCGGATGCTCGAGACCATGCGCTGGGTGCAGTGGCTGGAAGTGGAGCAGCGGCATCTGGTCTGGATGCGGGCTGATCGCTACGAATGGCAGCAGATCGGTAGGCGCTTCGCCTGTGATCGGAACACGGCAGCGCGGCGGTGGAACAAAGCGATCGAGATAGTGGTGGCGCAACTGAACACTTGCTCGCCGTCTTGAGAAAAGGGACTTGCACATTGCTGCTGCTGTATCTACAATGTAGAAACATTTAAGGAGGTGTGCCATGGAAGCTGTCATTCGCAAGTGGGGAAACAGCCCCGCTCTACGCTTGCCGACCACTGTTCTGAGAGAAGCTGGTTATCAACTCGAGCAGAAGGTGGATCTGATCGTTTCGCGTGGTCGAATCGTCATCCAGCCGTCTGAAAAAGTGGAATATGACCTTGATGCTCTGATCAGCGGTATCAATGCCGCCAATATTCATGAAGAGGTCAGCTTTGGCTCTCCAGTCGGTAATGAGGCGCTCTGATGCCGCGTGCCTACGTCCCCGAAACAGGTGAGGTGGTTTGGCTGGAATTTGACCCCCAGGCGGGGCACGAACAGGCGGGACACCGACCCGCGCTGGTCATCAGTCCGGCGAGTTACAACGGCAAAACCGGACTGATGGTGTGTTGCCCGATGTCGACCAGGATTAAGGGACACCCCTTTGAGGTCGTGACCCAGGTCGACGGCATGGATTGCGCGGTCCTTTCGGATCAAGTGAAATCGCTTGATTGGAAAGTCCGGCGCGCCAAAAAGAAGGCGGTCGTTAACGCCGATGTCCTCGTGCATGTCCGGGCCAAGATGAAGGCCTTGTTGCAAATTTCGTGATCAGCTACAGCGCAGCTTTGTCCCGCCGATCTGCAGTACCATAACCAGACGTCTCACCCTTTGACCGTCTGGTTCGGCCAGATGCTCTTCGGGCGACAGGCCGCCTTCGGGCGGCTTTGTCACGTATTGGGGGAGTTGCGGCAAGTTAGATGAAGTTGGGCACGGGTGCTGCCAAGTGCCGGTGAATGAGGGCGTTTTCCAAAATTGCTCATGTAGCATGAAGCCCCTTTTCGGGGTACATTTTCAGCTATGGTCAGGACAGCGGCGTGAACAACGAGCAGATCGTTTGATCGCCGATGGTCATGGCAACAGCTGCAGATCTCTGCGTACGGCTGATGGCTGATGCGTAGAGGGCTATTGAGGAGCCCTGCGGAAATCTGATGGGTCCTTCCTGCCCATGAGGGTATGCGGGGGGCAACAGCGCGAGATTTCGATAGCGACTGACCAGAAAAACAGGTTACCACCCGGCCAGGTTACCGGCCTGTGGTTACCATCGCCCCAGACAGTTACCACTCCCTGAATATTTCCAACCCGCCCGGCGGCAACGCTCGGCGGGTTTTTCAATTCCATGACGCCCAACCTGCAGATCGAATACCGCCCGATCGATGCGCTGCTGCCCTACGCGCGTAATCCGCGTACGCATTCGCCAGCCCAGATCGCCAAGATCGCGGCCAGCATCGTGGAGTTCGGCTGGACCCAGCCCATCCTGATCGATGGCGACAACGGGATCATCGCAGGCCATGGTCGCCTGGCGGCAGCGCGCAAGCTCGAACTGGGCGAAGTGCCGGTGATCGAGTTGGGCCATCTGAGCCCGGCGCAGAAGCGCGCCTACGTGATCGCCGACAACCGCCTGGCGCTGGACGCCGGGTGGGACGATGAACTGCTGGCACTGGAATTGGCGGAGCTGTCCGAGTCTGGGTACGACCTGTTGCTGACTGGCTTCGAGGATGACGAGCTGGCCAAGATGCTGGCCGACCTCGGTGATGATGGCGGCGCAGCGCCGGAGCAGGATTCGGATCCCGAAGCAGACGATGAGGTCCCAGAGCCACCGAAGCAACCAATCTCCCGTCTCGGCGATGTCTGGCAGCTAGGCCCCCATCGCCTGATCTGCGGCGACGCGTCCGATCCGGCCGCCATCGCCACCCTGATGCAGGGCGAGCAGGCGAGCCTGTGCTTCACCTCACCGCCCTACGGCAACCAGCGCGACTACACCTCCGGCGGCATCGCCGACTGGGGCGGTCTGATGCGCGGCGTGTTCGCGCAGGTGCCCATGGCTCCCGATGGCCAGGTGCTGGTCAATCTCGGGCTGATCCATCGTGACAACGAGTTCATCCCGTATTGGGACCAGTGGTTTGCCTGGATGCAAACCCAAGGCTGGCGGCGCTTCGCCTGGTACGTCTGGGACCAGGGTCCGGGAATGCCCGGTGACTGGCAAGGCCGCCTGGCACCGAGTTTCGAGTTCATCTTCCACTTCAACCGCCAGACCCGCAAACCGAACAAGACGGTGCCCTGCAAATTCGCCGGTCAGGAAACCCACCTGCGGGCCGACGGATCGTCCACCGCCATGCGCGGCAAGGACGGCCAGGTCAACGGTTGGACCGCCGCTGGCCAGCCCACCCAGGACCACCGCATCCCCGACTCGGTGATTCGGGTCATGCGCCACAAGGGAAAGATCGGCCAGGGCATCGACCATCCAGCCGTATTTCCCGTGATGCTTCCGGTGGAGGTCATCGATGCCTACACGCAGGAAGGCGAGATCGTCTTCGAACCCTTTGGCGGCAGTGGCACCACGCTGATCGCCGCGCAGCGCACCGCTCGCATCGGTCGGGCTGTCGAGATTGCGCCCGAGTACGTCGATGTGGCGCTGATCCGTTTCCAACAGAACTTCCCCGGTGTGCCGGTCACCCTGACCGCCACCGGTGAACCCTTTGAGGTCGTCGCCCAGCAACGCAAAGCCGAGCGCCGGCAAGAGAGCGAACATGCAACTGTCTGAACATTTCGAACTGGCCGAGTTTCTGGTCTCGGAGACCGCTGCCCGCCGTGGCATTTCCAACGAACCCACGCCCGAGGTCATCGAAAACCTGCGTCGGCTCTGTCAGCGGGTGCTGCAGCCTCTGCGCGTCAAACTCGCTCGCCCGGTCGTTATCACGTCCGGGTACCGCTCGCCGGAGCTCAACCGAGCGGTGAGTGGCAGTAAGACCAGCCACCACATGCAAGGGCGCGCGGCCGATCTCATCGTGCCGGGGCTGTCGCCGCTGGCGGTCTGCCAAACCGCGCAGCAAATTAAACTGCCCTGCGTGCAGATCATTCACGAGTTTGGCCGCTGGGCGCATCTGGCGGTGGCCTTGCCGAATGAGCGCACCCAGTTGCTGACGGCCAAGCTGGCGCAGGGCAAGACGGTCTACGAGCCGGGGTTGGTCCATGTCTGAACCTTGGCTCTCCACCCACATTGAGCGCTGGCCCACAGAAAAGCTGGTGCCCTACGCCCGCAATGCCCGCACCCATTCCGAGGAGCAGGTGGCGCAGATCGCCGCCTCCATCGTCGAGTTCGGGTTCACCAATCCGATCCTGGCCGGGTCGGACGGCGTGATCGTTGCCGGTCACGGCCGCCTGGCCGCCGCCCAGAAGCTGGGCCTGGACACGGTGCCAGTGGTCGTCCTCGATCACCTGACGCCAACCCAGCGCCGTGCACTGATCATCGCGGACAACCGCATCGCAGAAAACGCCGGCTGGGACGACGCCATGCTGCGTATCGAATTGCAGTCCTTGCAGGAGGATGGCTTCAACCTGGACATCACGGGCTTCGATGCCGATACACTGGCTGAGATCATGGCCGGTGAAGAGACCACGGTCGACGGTCAGACCGACGACGATGCCGTTCCCGATGTGCCGGTCACGCCGATCTCCCGTCCAGGGGATGTCTGGGAGTTGGGAAACCACCGTTTGCTGTGTGGCGATGCCACCGACCCCGCGAGCTACGAGGCGTTGATGGCCGATGTCCAGGCCGACATGGTGTTCGCCGATCCACCGTACAACGTGGACTACGCCAACAGCGCCAAGGACAAGATGCGGGGCAAGGACCGCCCGATCCTGAACGACAACCTGGGCGATGGCTTCTACGATTTCCTGTTGGCCGCGCTGACTCCGATGCTGGCGCGCTGCGCCGGGGGCACGTACATCGCCATGTCTTCCAGCGAGCTGGACACGCTGCAGCAAGCCTTCCGGGCTGCCGGTGGCAAGTGGTCGACCTTCATCATCTGGGCCAAGAACACCTTCACCCTGGGCCGAGCCGACTACCAACGCCAATACGAGCCCATCCTTTACGGTTGGCCCGAAGGTAAAACGCGT